ATGGTTAGGTTCTGCTCGTAGGCACGATCAAGCTGTTCAAATGGCTGTAGACAATGGAGATATTCATTGGGCTAAACAAATGACTGCAGAGGTAGTAACTGATCCTATTGAATTAATACCTGTTATTGGTATGTATGGTGGCCTTACTAGAGGTGCAATAAGAGGTGGTATGGTAGGTGCTAAAGCATTAAAACCTAGACCTATAGCATTTGATGCATTAAAAAATGAATTACGTTTACCTAAGATGAATACTTTAGGACTTAGTAAACCTAATATATCTTTTAAATCATTACTTGATACAGATATAAGTATTAATTTAGATTTTAAACGTATGTTTCCTACGTTAAAAAATATTTTTACACGTAACCCTACAGTAGATAAAAATTTAATATCAGAGTCAAGAGTTAATTTACAAAATGTTTTAGAAAATGATATAGGTATTACTCACGAGGAATCAGATTCACTTGTAAATCTTATGTCTAATATAGCATTAGACAAAGGAATAAATCCAACAAAAGTATTTGAACCTATTCAATATAAAGGTTTTAATTTTAAACCATCAGGAGAAACAAATAATTTATATTTGCCTGAAGAGTATAGATTATTTAAAAGAGAGCCTAGAGAAATTTTAGAAGCAAC